AAAGAAAATAAAAACGTGGATTATGCAGTTGTTGGAACAAGAGCAGTTTCGCTGCATACCGACAAAATGTTGGGTTATCAATTCCCAGTTCTTCCATCGCACGTCATAAATACTTACTTCGCAAATAGCGGATTTACGACGAATGGAACAGGTTCAACATCAACGAAACCTGATTTCTCTAAAAAGCCAACATGGAGTCCAGATTCCAATTCGGCTAAAGGTGATGTGTTGGGGGCATTTTCAAGCGATACGACCAGAAGCGATTTCAAGACTCACGCTTTAGACGCTTGGGCTGTTCGTGGCGTTTCCGATCTTCCCGCATGGGGCGGAGTATATATTCTCCGAAAAACATACTTGAGGCGTGAAGAAGATAGCGACACTTTGAGAACAGAAGTGGATGGCGGCAATGGAAAGGCAACTCCTTCTCACCCAACCAGAAGGTATGTTGATTACATTGTAAGACCTGTAAGGCCGTTGAAAATGTTTGGTTTTGCATCCGATGTATTACAAGACGGTTGGACTCTCGGACCAAGATGTAAGATTTCAACGGCTGGATTTAATCATCAGCCGTTTGCACGTGACAAGCGGTATGGAATCTTTGAAATGAATGCTTTGAGAGGGGTCAATGGCATCGAACCTATCACCTCCGCAACCTCGGCCTTTACAATGGATTATCCAGATGCAAACGATTACGACGTGACTTGGCATCTCATACCTACTGCAAATATGCTTCAACATTTCAAATCCGATGCACACCGATTCGATGATTCAGGAGAGTTTAACTCAAAGATTGAGGCTCGCTATTCACAAGCAACTCATACTGGCGGTGGCGAACCAGTCTATCAGTCGGAAACCAAGTATTCAGTTCAAAATGGAATAATGGGAGATCATTCAATACACGCCAAAGAATCAAAAGCAACACAAGCAAAACAAGCGTTGAGGATTTACCCAAATGTCACCGTAGTTGCTCATAAAGGGGGAAGCGTGTATTCAGTTGATGAAGGATCGGTTCTTCCAGCAGCAGGTTATCTCCTTGCCCTTGATTTCAAAGGGCTTTTGAAATACACACGTTCTGGAAACGACCTTACTTTTGATTTTAGCGGTTATCTATTGTATAATCAATTGAATGCTGCCGTGAGCGATTACACAGGGTTTGTTTTGTATTATTCGGATGTATCGCACACTTACCATCCCACAGATATGCCAATTCGCACTATAAAGGATGTAAGAAGCAACCCTGTTGTTATGCAAGCCGTGTCTCCAACCTTTGTTGATAATGCAGTTGTCGCAATGAAGATACAAACGCAATCATGGTATCATTTCGATGAGATAAGAAATACTGTGAGCAAAACCGCTTTGAATTATCGTGGTCTTATGCACTATGAACCCAGTGATTTCTTTATGGTTTCACAACAAGCATTCAACATATTCGATGGCAAGGATCGTGGCGTTATTGAGCATTTGAATGGTTCAAAGGATATTTATGTTGATGGAACTAAATTGTCGCCATCTTACTTCCCCCCTTATTTGATTGATTCAAACAACATCAAATGGCGTGTTGCTGAGATTACCCAAGTGCAGAAAAATACCCTCATGAACTTCAAGGGTATGTCTAAGAAAAGTTTGAGCGAATCAGGAATGGCCGTTGGAGGGGTCTTATCGGGGCAATTGGGCTATATTGGCATTAGAACCACAGATGCCGCTTTGCACCTCTTGAATGACGCAGGGGGCAATAAATCGGGCGTATCAATCACGCCAACAGATGAGTTCCATAAAAACACAAGAGATGTTGAAAATTATTTGGGCGCACATCCTATGATTAGGCAAATCAATGATCACAGCACACGCTACGTTGCACGTGATACGAGAGGACTGAACACAATGGAGGTTATGAGAAACCTTTCACAACTTGATGGTCGGCAAATAATGAGCGAAAAGAACGGAACCATACTCTTCTCAAATGATGTATTCAAAGAAAGAGGCTTGCGTATTGGAAGCGATAACGGTTCCGATCTCATTGAAGTCAGCAAGTTATTTGATTCGCCAAATGAAATCGTCATTGTTGGTGACGTTATCGCAGGGAATGAAATTGTATTCATTCGAGTTCATGATACCGAGAAAATCCGAGAAGCCGCCGCAAGCGGGGCTGAGGGTGTAGTCAAGACGCTTCGACAAAGCATACCTGGAATCAAGAGCGTTGCAGCCGCAAGAAAGTTGGCTAAAACCCTCTTAGCAAGGGCTGAAAACGGTGCGCCGATGATTAACATAAAAGGATTGATGAACGCCACTTCTATTGTTGCTGGCGACATCATAGATGTCAATTTACCAAATCAAGGGGTCGTTGGAAAGTTCGCTGTGTTTGAAGCAAAACATAAGTTCCAATCACTACGTTCCGATTTGGTGATCGGCCAGTATGAAAAAGGAATTGAAGGTCTGTTATCCGATGTCAAGACAGATACGATTGACATAAGCGGTTTGAGCGAAAGCGTAGGTGATAAGGACATCACAGATAACCTCACTATGTCGGCATCAGTCAATGTCGTTTCAGTTCACAGAATCCGTGTTCGCAACGTCAATGAAACAGGTTTCATCATCGGTGCAAAACACAAAAACGGACTTGGGAAGATAGGTGTTAGGGATGATAATAAAAGAGCGTTCCCTATCGGCATGAGTAAGAGTCGCAACTTCGTGGTGAAATGATATGGGCGCATTTGAACAAACATGGGCGTTTATCAAGTTTGATGATGAATCACCAACGCCTTATTTGAGCAATTCTTGTAAGCGTTGCGAAGAACAATACCCGTTAATGCACGACCCCGACATACCCCCTTCAAGTCCCGACTTTCCAATACATGAACATCTCGCAACTTCTATGTGTAAAAAATGTCGCCACGATAAATTATCGGAATTAAAATGGACTCACGAAAACCACCCCGCACCAGACGTTATTGGCCTTGATGATCGACGAATGCTTAATCACCTTGTTGATATTGGGAAATTAAAGGATGGGCAAGAGTCCACACAGAATGAGTTGGACTTTTTGAACACCCCTTGTATGATGAGTCAAACACGGTATGAAAATGACAGGGAAGATTCTTCGAGAGCATGGATGAAACCTTTGCCCCCATGCACTTGCGGAGGATGCCCACCTCTAAGGTGGTATGAACGAATGCAGGGAATACCAGAAGGGATGGAATGAAATGAGCGATGGGAACTGTTATCAATGCGCTTTTCAAGCACTTATGACTGGAAATCCTGATTGGAAAAACCCACGTTTGATTCATAGCGACATAACGCATTCCAAAACAGGTGAACCATATTCTCATGCCTATGTTGCTTATGATAAGGAACTTGAGTTTCCTGAACCGATGCCCGAAGAATGGGGTGGGAACATTCCAACAATGCAATTTGTTCACGACCAATCCAATTCATTCAAAGGATCAGGCGATATACCACGTATGTTTTATGAAATGAATGCAAAGCCAATACGTGATACAATGCGTGAATACACGCTGGAACAAATGATGGAACAGGCAATGAAGCATTCACATTACGGACCCTGGCCTAATGAAGAAGCATTTGGAAAATCATGGGATTTGATGAAATCAGGGGTCAAACGCCTCAATACCAATAAGAAAGTTCCTATGCCCTGCCCTGAATGTAGGGGTCCGATGGAACATCAAGATGGTTATGTTGGTTCAAGTGGCCGTTATGTTGAACCTGCCTATATGTGCATGGACCCCAAAACAAGTTATTGCGAAGCAAGAAGGCATGATGTGAAAAGTTCATTGAAGGAGATGAAATAATGCCAGTCCTCGACCCCCTAAAAGCCGCTTTGACCGACCACCTCCAAACGCTCATCAAGAAGTGTTCACTTGGTTCTGGGGCTTCCGATGCCTCAAGCCGTGATGGAGGCGCAGGGAATACAAAGATGAGTCAAAATACACTGGTTCAACGCATTGATGATCGAACCATCTCAGTTAGTGCGTTGTTCGATTCGCAATTGAGCAGCGAACAGGCGATTACCGAAGTTGTTCTTCATGGGGAAAACCCTCTTGACTCACCATCCTTTAGGGCAACATTCATGCCAATAAACAAGAACGGCACAAATGAAGTCCGAATTGATATTCTAATGGAAGTGAGATAGTGTCCGATAAAAAATCCGAAGAAAAGAACGATGAAAAGATAGCCCCAGTGGTTGCAGGTGCGGCGAGAGTCGGAGTTGCAGCAGCAAAGAATCCAGCAGTTCGAGGGGCTGTTGGTGGTGCGGTTCAAGGAATGATGAAGAAACGGATTGATGAACCATTTGAGATGACATGGGAATTGATGAAAAGCGACGAGAAGGGCGACAACGCCCCAACCAACCCTGGTCTTTGGTCGCAAGCCAAATCAAAGGCACGTTCTAAGTTCAAGGTTTATCCATCAGCCTACGCTAACGGTTGGGCTTCTAAATGGTATAAATCCAAAGGCGGCGGCTGGAAGAAAAAGAGCAAGGAGTGAATGTCATGGTTGAGTTGAAGAAAAAAGAATGTTGCTGTGGTGCAACTGAAAAAAACCCATGCGCTTGTATGAAAAAAGGAATTATGAAATGTTCCGCAAAAGTTCCTATGTGTCAATGCTACAAAGACCTCAAAAAAGAAGGCAAGCATCCTGATGATTTGAAAAAGGCATTTACCATTGCGTGGGATTATACATTCTAAAGGTGATATAATTGATTGACGTTCCTATCGCCGATCTCATCTCAAAGGATTTGAGGCGATGGTTCAAAGAAAAGTGGGTGGATGTTGGCAGTAAGGACAAAGACGGCAACCACCCTCCCTGTGGCCGTAGTGACGCAAAGACTGATAGCAAAGGCTATCCCAAGTGCCGACCATCAAAGAAGGTCAGCAGCAAGACCCCTGAAACGACACGTGGCATCAGTTCAAAGGAGAAGAAGGCTATGACTCGAAGAAAGCGTTCAAAGCCACAGGGCGTTGGTGGAAAGCCAACGGTGGTTAAGAGCGATCCATTTGAAGCCGTATGGGATTCAATCATCAAAGGTCGCTTTCGAGGCTACACGCAATCAAACATCGGTGACAGGCCATACCGACAGGCCGAACATAGAATCTGGGATATATCCCGTAAAGTCAAACGTGAGCGAACAAAACGACGATATAAGCGCAATAAAAGCAGGGGAACTGTTCGGCCAGCCATGCGCCGTCAATTAGGCGCAGGGGGCAAAAGAGCCTCCACAAAGAGGTGAGGCTTGATATGATTTTTGATGCTGCATGGGATATGATGAAAGCCGACATTTTTCATGAGGGGCGAGCCTATTCCAGCATGGATGATTTGATGCCTAAATTGAATCAGCAAATTGAAGGATGGGGGGGAAGCAACAAACAATTGTCGCCATTCCCATTCCCGTATAAAAGCGGAAACTATCGGCATAAATCGTGGAAAGGAATGTCAGATCGAGGGCTTGATGATTTCATAAATAAAAATCCAGGTTTCAAATCAAGCAGCGAGATGTTGCCAGCAATGATGCCCTGGGTTGGTGGAAAAACACAAATCCAGCCATACATTAGGGGTCTTGCCGATTTTTTCCCTAATGCCCGACCTGCTGAACTTTATGGGGGAAGCGGTTCGACAATTCTCGGTATGAACAGGGGAACTGGTTTTTATGCAGACATAAACCCCGATAATACTAACGCATTTCAACACTTAAAAGATGGTTTAGGGGTCGTTGAAATCCCAAAAACAAGAGAGCGTATGGCTGAGATGGTTTCAAGAATGAATGATTTGAGATTTAGGCGTGATGTGAAAGGAGAACAATTGTCAAGCGATGAATTATCGGAACTCGCATCTCATTACATTGGAACAAATCATCAAGCATTTGGCAATTTGAAATATCCTAATCAAAAACAAAGGAAAAACTATCCTGAATGGTATGGTGGTTCACGATATACCGAAGGACCAATTATGGATAAACAAGGATGGCGTAAGAGTTCGGTGAGAGTTATGCCGCACAAAGTCGGAGGTCTTGATTTGAGCGCATACCCAGATAGGATGCGTGATGTTGAGATTCATACTGGGGATCTTCGAGACACACATAAATTGCTACAAGGCGACGAATACCTTTACCTCGACCCTCAATATATTGACCGAATGCACCAATATGGAGGTTCGGATGAACAACTATCAGGTGGGGGTTATGACCAACTTCAACGAGACACCATAAGGATTGGTGCTGAACATGACGGGCCAGTTCTTTATTCAAATTATTTGGTTGGTCCAAAATCAGGTTTGCCCAACGAAGAGATGATTGCAGATCTGCTGGATAGTGGTTTCGATGCACATACATGGATGAGAAAACCAAAGGGCAACTCAAGACCCGTAGTTGAAGTTCTTGGATTGAGAAATCATCCTGAACACGTTCAAAGAGGATTGAAAACAAAAAGACTTTTTGATTACTGATGGCGAAGAAAATGGATAATCTGGATAAGGTGTTAATCCCAATTGTCATCGTTGCCACAATCATTTGGATTTATTCAATTGTGATGCACCACGAATGGTTGAGGAAATAACTAACTCAACGGGTTTTGCACATTACGATCACCAAGAGTCCATCGGAGGGTCTTGATTACACCCTCCAATGCTTTCTTGTTTCGAGCGCATTCTTTCATCATGTCTTTGTCGCTGTTTTGCTTTGCTTTATGGAACTTGAGAATCCAGTCGTTTTGCTTAGATTCCGCACGAACTAACATCTGTTCGATTTGTTCCCATGAACGGTCATAGGAGAAGATTTCATGCTCTAATTGCATCATGCGAACAAAGTTGCCGCATCGTTTCAAGTATATCAAGCGTGTTGCGAATGAACATAAGTGATATGAACAAAAGCAGCAGGTATTCCAAGCGGTGCGGGATCGAGAAGTGTCAAATCGCCAGCATTCATAGCGAAATGATGAGGATGAACCAACTTTCCTAAAAAGTTGTTTGCACCGTCAAATACATCCACGCTAACCAAAGGTTCGACCCCATCCTCTTCACTTAACAATGGCTTGTAAAGAAGCCCTGCTGGTGCTGCTGCGCCGAAAGGTAAAACCTTTGGCGCACCTGGGGTGAAAGGAATTGCAGTTGTTTTTGATGTTCTGTGAACGGGAGTTAATTGATATGTTCCACCGCCGCCAGGATGCAAACCAACCCCCACATCGGATTGATAAAATAAGTGAGTTTGACCGCCTCCTTGAACTGTGGAAAAGAAACCATTAGGATTTCGTGCAAATAAGACTCCGAGATCGGTGATTGGCAAGTTGGCGGCATTGAAACCTGCGACAAAATCATTCCTTAGAGAAGATTCCGAACCGTCGCTATGCTCAATTGCCGACAAAGCAACTGGACCAGGGCGAACAAACACCCTCTTGTCCTCTATGGCGAGGATAACAGGCCCAGATGAACCCTTGCCGACTCGAACTGCTGCCAAGACTGTATTTTGTAAGACAAGGTGATTTGAAGGGGATTGAGGGTATAGCCCTGTGGCAGTATCAACATACGAACCGTAAGTGAAGCCAACATTACTTGGTTTGCGAGGATCAACATAAGCCAAGAGAATTGCCTCATCTCCAGGGTTTGTTCCGTTGGGTATGGCTGAACCATGATATGTTGATTGATAGTTCGTTGCAGCCGCAATATCCAACACTGAGCCAGAACCGACGTTGAAAAACATTCCATCGAGTTGAACTACGCCAGCATCAACATAAAGTTGCGAGGTGCTTCCCAATGTTCCGTTTGGTCGAACACAGCAATTGCCGCTAACAGGGTTGTTTCTATTCGCTTCATCATATCGGTTGAGGGTGATCGGAATCACGCCGTTGCCAAGTCCACGTTCAACGTTGTTTGTCAATGATGGGCTGGTAAGGACATCGGAATCACGGAGGCCATCGTTTTGATAGGTTGATGCACCCGTAGCCGTTTTTTCATGACCCTCAGCCAGATTGGTGTTAGACATTCAATCAATCCTCTTCCAATTCCATCAATCTTTTTATCCTTTCACGCATTTCAACGCTCATGATGTCGCCTTTGTCGTGCATTCGATACTCAGGATTGGGCTTTATGATTTTCCCTGAACCATCTTCCATCAATCTTTTCATCTTTTCACGCATTTCAACGCTCATGATGTCGCCTTTGTCGTGCATTCGATACGGAGGATCAATCATTTGGGTTTTTCCTGAACCAGCCAGTGCAGCAATAAGATGAGGCGGCGCACCACCTTTCCCTGCATAGGCATTCATGACCTTGAGTTGTTCTTCGCTCATTGGAGGTTTTAATTCTTCATCATTCGTGGTTTCCCACCAATCGGCCTTCATCAAATCCCATGCTCTTTGAAAAACCATCAACAATTCCACCTTTTCAATGCTGCACCTTTCGGAGTCATTTTGCCACCTTTACTGGTCGGACCTTTGACTCCACCCATTCGAGCGCAAAAAGACTTTCGCCTCTTGGCCTTCTTCGATCCAGCCTTGAGTTTGCTTGGTTTAGTGGTGACTGGGGGCTTGAGATTTGCACCTTCTTCACGCTTGAACTTGGCTCGACCCTTTGCATTTAATCCACCTTTACGGCTATGCTTGTTTGGGTTGTAGCCGTGAAATGGTTTTGACTTCTTTTTACCTTTGAGTAAAGCATCAACCAATAGTTCGTCGGACTTTGTAAAAGAACGTTTCCTCCATTGCGAAGGTTTTGTTGCCCTCATCGTTCCGTATGGTGTGCTTTCAAAGCCGCATCCATCGCATTTAGGAGTTGAGCCTTTTCCATTGCATTGACCGCACACGTGCTTTCCTTTCTTTGCATCGGGGGTTGGCTTTTTCTCACGCCCAATAACGGTTTTGGTTAAGAGGTTGCAGGTATCGCAATCACACGTCATTGTTTTTCACCACAGGTTTTGGCTTGCGCCAGATAAATTGACACAAAGGACATTCCCATAAAAAGATTCTATCTCGACTCCCCGCATAAAACCCGTTTATACGAATTGCCAAAACATCGGTATCGCAACTCGAACAGGTTTGCATTACCCGATCACGATACTCTTTCATTCCTCTTCCGACCCTAATTTGATTCTTTTGTGCTTGCCGTTTTCATCCTTTACATTCAGGGATTTATGTTTGATCATTCGATAAGTCAATTGAGATACCCATTTTAATTCACTTCTCAACTTTTTGACAATGTTTCTTTTTGAACCATTGAACCAATCGGTTATGATTTTTAATTTGTTAAATTGAAACACATGAGATATTCTTGATGCGTCTTCACAGGCGTTCCAAAAGGCTAAATTGAATAATTTATACCTTTTTCCTGTCACGTCTGTTATCATTTTCGATAAATCAATTGGGTTTGGATTGCCCCAGACATGAGCCGATTCACTGGGTCGGCAATTAGCATCAAGCAATTTTATTGTGAACTCTAAATCATAACCACATAGAGTCATTCCTTCAATAAATGATGGCAACTCGCTGAAAGGATGCGACTTTACTCTTTGTTCTTGAATGACAAATTGTTGTTCGGTGATGTCTTGAAACACATGGAAATAATCGCTTTTGTGAACCATCACCATGTCAAGAGAGAACTTAGATGGATCGGAATATCCTGTTTCTAATTCGGCTGCTTCTGTTGATGAGAAAATGGCGATTGGGAGTATGTTGTTTTCTGTTAAGAACTTCTCAACTTTACGCTTCATGTCATCACCAATTCATTGCTATGAAAGCATTTCGACCATCCATGAGCCTGTCAGCATCAGGGGATTCAGTCAATTTCTTCAACCTTCTTTCAGCCGTCTTTTTGCTTACACCTTGATTGACGGCATAAACACTTTCCAATTCCTTCTTCGCAACGCATTCACGCTTTGAACGTGAATGTGCCAACTTCTTGCATTTGTTGTATGCAATTTTCCATTCGTGGAGGCTTGCATCACGCTTTTTCTTTGCTTTGAAATCCTGTTTCTGTTCGAGCCAGATAACCAGGTTGTGCAAGTTGTCATAGATAATTTCAGTTGCCATCATTATGTGGTCGGCTGTGATCACTGTCGAACCCATGATGGTTGCGATAATGTTTCCAAATGTGATTGTGTAGTTCTCTATGTTTGGAATGAAAGATGTAGCAGTTTCTTTGACGTTTGGATCGTGTATTTGATTGACTAATTCATAATAGTCGGTGGTCGCATTGAGCAACGCTGCGTGGTATGATTCATCAACTGTAAATATGTCATAACAATGACGATTGGCAATCATATCTCTATCATAATCCTCCAACTCATCCCATTCTTCAAGGGTCATTTTAGCCGCTTTCAATAAACGTGTTCGCACATCATCCCTTCTTTCGAGGATAAATGCGGCAAGTGCATCATACCCCCATACCTTCTCAGGAACGGGAACATAAGTGCCTTGAAGTCGGTGTTCGCTGGTGGTTTGACGCAATTCATTGCTTACGTCATTTTGATATAGGAATACACGCTGGAAGAATCCCTTTTCCAATACGTGGTGCATGATGTCCTTTGGAGGGAATGTCGTCGCCCAAATTGATACACCAGAAGTCACTTGAATATCAGCACCTTTCAAAACCTTAGCCAAATTGTTTGTCGCCGATCCTATGGGGGCCATCGCCTCTTGAAGATACAGAATCTTTTCCGAGAAGTATGACTTTTTATCATCAAGCAAAACACTTGCTTCATCGAATAGAAGGGTCTTGTAGCCGTTAAGCAAACCTTTGGTGACGACATACTTCATTTTCCCTGTTGGCTTTCCCGCTTCATCATACTCAGGTTCAGCATCAACGTGACCTAAAAGCCCTGCATCCGAACCAGATGTGAACTTAGCACTTTCAACCTCGCAAGCGTCAAGCAATTGCTTGGTGAACTCATAGGCTGCTGATTTACCAGTTCTTGATTGTTGAATCCAATAGACGTGAACCCTGGTGTCGAGATGAGTTCCGTGAATTGGAACTCGAACATAAGGAGAGATAACTTGGCCGACTACATAGAACAAAGAGAGCATACCTGCGAACTCATTGAAGAAAGAAACAGTGTTGAATCTCTCAATGTATTCTTTGATGTATTTGCTTCCTTCGTATGGTGTCTTGACGAGCGAGTAGTCAAACCATTTGCGATCTCCTGAGTCCGATGTGGGTTTCAATATCATGTTGTTTCCTCCTGTTGTTCTTTGGGCATCCCTATCCACCGTAAGTAGGGTATATGAAGCCTCACTAAATCAAGCCCTCGACATCTTCACTTTCTCTTGAGCAATTGGTTCTTCACTGTTGAAAGATGCAAGGATTCTCTTTGCTCTTACCTTGCCAATCCCTTCAACCATTTGAAGTTCCTTTTCAGTAAGAGATGAGATTTCAATAACTGATCCGTATTGTTCGAGTAAGCGTTTGGCGATGGCTACGCTGCAACCAGCACCCTGCAAAATATCAATCCTCATATCCTCAGTAGCGGTTTTTCTAAGCAATTTGTATGTTGATGATGACCCAAGCGTTCCATGCTTCTCAAAACGCTTACAGATGAAACGTGCTGCTGTGGATTTATCAGGGAAAATTAAAATCGAAACGTCAAAGTCGGTGTGATAGCGAGCAAGCGAGCCAGTGAATGATGCAAATGCGGTTGGGTATCGAATCTTTCTTCCTCTCTTAACCGATTTAGCAACATACTGATCGAGCGTTCCATGAATCAAAAGAACTGGATTTGTATAATTGTCCTCAAGATTTTGCAGTTGTCTTTCGAGATGACCAGAATACATACTGCTCATGTAGTCCTCAATTGATTTAGCCTCTATTCCCACATCAGCAAACGAATAATCCGTGATGATTGTTTGTCGAACTTCATATTTGAGTTTCTTCTTATCACAATACTTGATGACAAGACCTTCCAAGCCTGAACGCTCTCGATTGTCAATGAAGAGTATTCTTTCAGTTGCCATCGCCAACCACCTGTTGTGCGAGAGTTATACTGTTCAACATATCCACGACCAAGTTCGCCCAATTTGGGTCTTGAGTTATCGCAACCATGTTTTCTTTTTGGCATATTTCAAAGAAGCCAGATTGATTGTTTCGACGGAATGACCAGTCTAACACTTCTGGCGGTGCTTCACCCTTATGGTGTGCTTGTAGCATTTCTTCGGCTTTCTTTCTTCGGATTTCTTCTAATTCTTGTTCTTCTGTCATGCGGTTGCCCCCTTTTCATCATAATACGGACACTTGCCAACGCACAATCCCTCATGGTAAATCGTGGGGCAAGTTGGAGTCAAATAATACCGATCAACACCATGTTGGAGGTATTTTGAGGTTTCTTTTGGGCTATAATCCGACCATTCTAAAGAACGTATGAATGCGTGAGTCAATGTCAAGACCTCGCTATTGGGAACTATGGCCTCTCTCGCAGGTCTGGCGAAGTTCCTGAAATAGTCCATTAGATACATCATCAAGTAAGATCGTGGCTTGTGTGGAGGGTTGCTGCCCTTCTCACAGGCTGCTTGAGCCAAACAGGGAAGCATTGGAATGTTATTGATTCTTTGAATATCAACTTCTAAATCCTCCATCTCAAATGTTCTTGTTTCGCTGTTATATCTCCCTTTGAACATATCCACAGAATCACGTTCAACAATTTCAAGTTGCATTCCTCGGCCATCATAGAGGTGCATACCAGGGAGGGGGTTGTCGGCTTTCTCAACGATAAAATCCCAACCTTGTTCTAAATCCTCATGTTGAATTGGGATGCCCCAGATTTGACGTTTGAAATTGTATGTGTTTGGAATGCGTATGTGCCTGTCTGGTCGAAACGATACCACAGGATCAAGAGTTTTCATATTGTATTGCTTGACCCATTCATTGATTTTCATTCGGCCTGAGAATAGCAAGTCGGCCATCTTATCAGGTGGCAAGACATACTCCCTGTCAAGTTTAGTCCAAATGTGGAATCCTCCGCCAGTGAACCAAATAGCGTGGCGATAGCCTTTTCTTTTGAAATGTTTTGAAAGAGTCAAAACCTCATCACAGCACTTTTCCTTTGCGACTTTCTCATCCAGTCCGTGAACTCGAACACCTTGATCGGCATCGAAGTCCATAACAAAGTGAGGGATAATCGCCGTGTTGTATTCACATCGGTTTCCTTTAGGCTTCAACGCTCTAAATCCATACACAGTCGTTGTAAGGTTTCCCTTGCCGTTGGTGGTGTTGATGTAGTGCTGCAACTGTTTTTCGGTGGAGATAACCTTTCGAGTCCTCATGTCAATTTCACGTGGGAAATGATTGAATAGAGCCATATAATCACCATAATTTCATCTGTTTAGTTGCTTTGGGATTATCCCGATTTGAAAGGTCTATTGAATCCAACATATCAATCCTCTCTCCGATCCATCGCATGACTGGAACGGCCATGCTATTGCCTAATGCTTTGTATCTATGAGTGTCTGGGCATTCTTCAACAGTTTTTCCTTTCCATGCAATCTGTGTGTAGTTGTCAGGGAAGCCCTGCAATCGCTCGCATTCCATCGGCGTGAGGCGGCGAACCAAAACCTCTTGCATAACCGCAGGTGCGCCATGCCCGCCAGCCGTTCTTAATGGGCAATGCACATCGCCAGTAAGTTCTTGGTTGTATAAATCAACACCAGTTCCCTTTTGCACAACCAATGCCTCATGCTCAACTCTTTCGTTTCCAGTCCGTGAATACGGTGGACCAGAACTCGTCATTGTTGGTCCGACTTTTTCACAATGAACTATTCCTCTTCGCTGAGGTAATCCCCTGCTCTCATCTCCAACGCTTCCCTGAGAGAAGAGGGTAGCACCTTTTCTCTTCGATCTGCTCTTTTTAAGATCCCTGCTGATGCTCGACTTGTCAAATAAAATCGCTGCGGCACTTCGCCAATCTCCATCAGCACATCCGACAACAAAGACTCTTCGCCTTCGTTGGGGAACTCCGAAGTATTGAGCGTCAAGAACTCGGTATGCGAACCCATACCCGAGTTTCGCCACTTCTCCGAGGAAGGAGGCGAAATCTTCCCCTTCGTTTGAAGACAATAAACCTGGCACGTTTTCATAAATGAACCACCTCGGTTGAATGTTCCTAACAATTCGGAGATAGTGAAGGGCGAGGTTGCCACGTGGATCATCCATTCCAAGTCGCTTTCCAGCATGGGAGAAAGACTGGCAGGGGCTTCCTCCGACAATGAGTTCGCATTTTCCTTTGTATTGAGTCCAGTCATGTTTCAACACATCCCCCGCATTTGGAACTTCTGGATAATGATGCTTGAGAACGGCTGATGGGAACTCATCGAAATCAGCGAAAGCGACTGGTTGCCAGTTGAGGTCTTTCCATCCAACAGAACAGGCTTCGATTCCACTAAACAGGCTGATATATCGCACATCAATTCCCCTCCGATTTTGCCCTCATTTCATGGGGCATCATGTGACGTTCATATTTAGGACAGAAACCTTTGACTCCACACCAGGGCTGGCAAAAATACCTTTCAGCACCAACTGGCTTTGTAGCAAAGTGCTTTCCATTCAAATCTCCTTTGTAGCGGAGATGTGCTGAAACAAGTGCTTTGAGATCGGTGAGCATATCGGCAACAATACCTGCCTTGACAGGTTCAATAAAGCGGTATATCTCATTAGGAGAGCCTTCGATGCCCTTTGTATGATCCCAACCCCAATAGCGGATATTCACGCCACCATGATTCGGTTGCTGCGATTTACTGAGCATATACACATAGAAAGCCATTTCTTTTGCCATGCTTTCATACTTGGTTTTCTTGTCTTTCCATAGTCCTGTTTTCAATTCGTGAACGTGATAGTCGCCGTTATCATCCATGAACAGGCGGTCAATGAATCCGTTTAAGTGAACCTGAACCTTTGTTCCGTTAATATCGAGTTCAACGATTGCATCAACGCCAAGTTCGTTTCCAACTGGTAAAAACGCATTTGGGTTTGAACCCATGAACCGCTTTGCTTCGGACTCCATCAATCGAGATAGGTGTTCAGGCTCGCCCAAATGATAATCTTCGCCTGTCGGCAAAGCGTATTCATCATCCCATCCTTTCTTGAGTCGTTCAAGAGGGATTAAAGATTCAAAATATCCTCTTACACCATCATAGCCATGTTCATTTTTCATCTGTGTTGCGTATTCAACATCAAGGCTACGATCCATAATGAACTCGTATGCGTCATGCACGTTTGTTCCTCGAATCATGTTATCGTTTTCAGGTTCTTTGACTCCAAGCACATATTTGATGAAATACTGTTGCTCGCAGGTTTGAAATGTTCCAAGTGATGATTTACTCACACGGAGTATTTTATCATCGGCCATCTCAGGATGCCATGCGTATGTTGAATACAAATCTCCGCTTACGGGAACTGGTCTTGGTTGAGGCGGTCTAATTTTCATTTATCCCCCTCCTGAAAAAGAGTCGTTTGTTTTGCCGATGGGTAATTTGCTTTATCGCCTTTCACTTCAAGTGTCACGATTGTATCATTATGGTTGCCACCGTGACATACAAGCAATATGCGCTCTATTTTGAAATCGAGTGTCAAACCAATACCGCAGGTATTCCATCCAAATGATATGACTTTTCCACCAGGTCTTACTATTCTGGCTATTTCTTTTTTCCAATTCGACCAAACCGAACTTTTTGTATCATGGAGAGGGATTCCTATTTTATCATACACCTCCTTAATTTGACGTGGGGAATAGGGAGGATCAAAAAGAACTCCGTCAAGGGAATCATTCTCAAAAGTTTTCAAAAAGTCCAATGCTTCCAAATTAGATTGGGCTTTGGTGTTGGGATTAAGATCGTTTGTGTATTTCGCCAAATCTGTATTCCTTGCGAATGGATCAGCCCATTCCTCCCCTTTGATTTCTTCCTCCAAAAACAATTTTATTGGTTGGATTGAAAATGTAAGTGCATTTGGCATTGACCATGATCTATCAATTTTCATCAAAAGACCCCCCTACAATATCACAGGTGATGTCCTCTTCTGGCTCAAGCAATACTTCGCAAGCGGTTGGTTCTTCATCAATGAACTTCTCATCAATACGTTCTATCGCATCATCGCTGTCAAAATCCTCTAACTTCATTTGACCGAGAGCAGTAAAAGAAACCGCTTTGCATGATTTACAATCGAACTTTCCTTTCTTTGATGGGGGTTTGTAGCCTTTCTTGAATCGTTCTTCCAATTCTTCAAGCAAATAACCATCCTTTCCAGGCTTCATGGATCGGAGGCCATGATTGCTCACTTTTACGCTCTCCTTATCCCAGTGCTTGGCTATCTCCCAAAAATCAGGATAGCCACGCCATAGATTCCACCATGATTCAAGCGGTTGCTTGATGCAATGGAAGCATCCTAAGCGGTCAAAGTGAACGTAAAGTTCGTTCACCATTTCGAGTCCATCAAGGTATTCAATGCAATCCTTCTCAGTCCATCCCCATTCAACCAATGGGTATCTGTTCTTGGCGTTGCGTGGATCATCCTCTTTTCCGACACGGTGCGCTTCATCAGCAGCGATTCCAATGTATGCAAAATCCGCTTCCTTAGCGACTTTCTGTAAAGGCTGAACCTTTGCTTCTCTCGCCCAGTAGCAAGGATATGCTCGAAGAGGTGCGCCACGTTGTTTTCCTTTGTTGTTGCCCCTTTTCATCACGCCATAGAACCATTCATCCCAGGTCTTAGGCGAGCCGACCATCTCAAGTTCAAGGTTCTTTTCAGGATATTTCATGTTAATATATTTCATGACCTCTTTCATGTAGTCAAGCAATTCGGGGAACTCAAATCCTGTATCGGCAAAGACAATTCGATTGACGGGCATATCGGGGTCGTTCAATTCCAACATACGCAGCAACATAGCGGTGCTATCCTTACCGCCTGAAAAACAAACCAAACCGATCTTCTCATCCATAATATCAATCATCCGTGTATGTCTTAACGACCACATCATATTCAAGTTTGGCTTCATCAAGACGTTTCTTAACGTGTTTCACAGCATCCTCTCTTGAGATTTCGTCGCTATGTCGTAGCGACCAGTCTAAGAACCAATCATAGCCCTTAGCACCATATCCTGTATCGAAAGAGATTTTGTGGTCATCAATCAACTGGCCTCGGACACGAAACGCATCTTCCATGTCGCCAGATGTGATGGTAATTTGGCAACCTATTTTGACAGAAACCATCACTTCTTCACCCCAAGTAAAAGCAATCTCGCAACATCCGATTGGCCGCATTGATAGCAATAAACAGATACAGTCAATCCCTTATTGGGATCGGACTTGACATCAGGCAATGCTCGCCATTGATGCTTGCAGGTTTGATCCCCGCTTAGAATCATTCCGAATCCTCAGTAATGAGTTCAAGGGTATCTTCTGGATGCTCAAAGGAACCGTCTTGCAGCCCCTTGTAGCCAAACCATTGACCGTCTGTGCCGACCTCTTGCTCAAAGAGGATAACTGGCGCAGGGAGGCGCAGGGAGGTTCTATTGAACTTCAATTGCGCTCTTGATATGGTTTTGCCTGTGAGTTCTCCGATCTCGCTTCTTTCTTGCTCTAAAGAAACCTCAATCAATTGTTCGAGGTCACGCTCAGTATCTTTCATCCATGCCGCAATATCAGCACCCATGATTTCGTTTCCGTTGGAATCGTAAGATGGCTTTTGACCTGTGACGACATAGACGTGAACGTTTAGTCGGCTGAGTTCTTGGAATGTGTTCATGGCTGCTTGGTATCGGTTCTTTCGGAACTCCCAGTTGAAACGGCCAACCTTAGTGGCCGTCTTTCGACCAGAAACCTCAACCGCATCATCACCAAGTTCCAAATCCTCTATCTTCATTGCAGTTCCACAGATATGCAACCAATGATCCATTCCGTCGAAAACAAACGTCTTGAGGTATGGGTTTGGCATTTTACCGTGAATCTTGAAGTATTCATCCTGAGATTCAGCGACCTCAAGCGCATACAACAAATCATCCATAGTCTTGTTGAATGTTTCAGGGTAATTGAAAGGCACACGGCTCTTGGATGCTTTGTTTGTAATCCAGGGGTTGAGGACAACGATGTTCTCTTGCTTGTCCTTGTGATGTGCTGATACGGTGGAATCACCGCCAGCATCAAAGTCCTCAAGGAAAATCATTGCGCCATTGGCGACTTCCTCATCAGTCAATGAATCAACGAGCATTCCAGATTTACCAGCCTTTCGAGGTCCGACAACGCCACAAAGAACCTTGCGGTCTGTTCGCACGTGGGCTGATCGAGCAGCAGCAATCCGCTTCCATGCAGGGTTGGCTGATTGGGGCAGCGACCATGCACCGTTTGGTGCTGAGGCTACGATTGCATCCTCTTCAAGTTCTAATGGTGCTGAATCCACAAGGGCTTCCATTGGGAAGTCCTCAGCAGCGAATCCAGAAACCATTCCTGTTTGCCTCTCAGCAACAGAAACCCCTGTTGCCGAAATGAGGGGGAGGTTTTGAGCCACCTCAGCAGTTGAAGGGAGGTTTGTAGCCTCAGCCTTCTTCTCTTGCTGAGAAGGTTCTTTGTTCGTATCAACGGGCTTCCAATTGTCTAAAAATCCTGTTCCAGTCATATAATCACCTCAAAAGTTGCTTGTGTGGGAAATGTCGTTTGCATCGTCTGGGGCTTCTTTAGCGACGATGGATCGGAGAGGCATAGCATACACGCTCTTTGCATCCATGTTGAGATTGACGCTGCCATCAGTGCCTTGCCATGTTCGAGAGCGAACAATGACCCACAGGCGGCTTCCACTTGCATAATCACGCCATCCACTGGCCTTCTTGACCTGGAATGCGTGTTGCTTCTCAACAAGGTGTCGGGACACATCAACCCAAAGACTTGCGTTGGCATCCTCTCTTCGGAGGCTGTTTGAAGTAAGGGTGATTGAATGTTTGAATCCACCCTCGGTGTAAAGATTCTCTTTCCCTGCGTGGTCAATGTAATCAACAGTTCCACTGATAGCGAAGAGGGGGCCGAAGTCCTTACCAGATGAAAGGATTTTGCGCTCGGCCATGTGATAATCAAAGACATCGGCCAAATCAACAGACGGCATGAAATTAGCAACGAACTGGTCTGGGGCAAACAAAGAGGCGACCTTTGGGCGGATTGATTCTTCAACCCAATCGAGGCCATACGTTGCATCAATGTCAAGTGCGGTCAATTGGTTCTCATCTGGTTCATCCGATCCAGCAGGTTTCCATGCTTTTTCCATTTCAGCCTTGAAGGTGATTGGTCGAAGCATTTCGAGTTCGGCATCAGCCGCACCGAAAGAACATTCAAGAGTCATAGGAGGCAAAGCACCTTCGCTCAAGAACTTCTCTTGGGTGTTGCCGATGAAAAGCCACTTGCGCTTGACCATGAATGCTCTCTTAGGAGAGCGATTGTCGGCCTTGAGCAAACAGATGTGGGATGCACCATTATTGATGGCAATGACCCAAAGAGGAACTTTGTCATCGGTTGCCGATTCCTTGTAAAGCAGGGAATCATCAGCACTTTTCACAATCCATTCGCTGTTTTCCTTGACAACACGGCCAAGTCCAACGCTTCTGTCGTTTTGCTTGATACCATAGCGTAATGCTTGACCCAAGTTGATTTCGGCTGCTTCAATGGCAGTATCACGCTGGCGTTCCATCATGTCACGTGTTCCATCATAGGCTACGATCATTCCGACCCATGTTTCGCCTTTACCGCCAGAACCCTTTCTTCGGACTGAGTTCACTTCAAATGCTGAGGAAAAGAAATCCATGTCGTCTTCTTCAAGATTAGCGAGGACAGTTCCCGCTTGAGTCCATATTTCAGGGTAATTTTCTTTCACGAACTCGGAGAACGCTTTGAGCGTTTCTTCGTCAGTCCATCCTTTTTGCTTGCTAATTCGGGTTAATGCTTCATTCATCATAGGTTTTCACTTCCGTTGGGATTTATCCGAAGGAGGTTGGGTTCTTAAAGCCTCACTAATGCTCTCGATTTGAGCAAGGGCTTCTTCAACCTCTTCGTAATCAAGGGGTTGCGGCAATATACCATTAAGCCTATCCACCATTTTCAAGCCATTTGACTTTGAACTTAAATTGAAGAAGCGAGAGAACGTATGGCATAATTTTGTGATGTCCTCAGTCCGAACAAAAGTCTGTTTCCAAGTAAGACCGATCTTCTCCAATGTTGAATCTAATTCTTCGGTTCGTTTGGAAAACCAAATAATGGGTCTTACCTCATAACCGCATTTGAACTTAGTTGAAAGTCGGCAGCGTATTTCGCCTCTCAGCAACATAGCCGACATCAAAGTATTCATCATATCACTTTGTTGTAAAGCCATGCTATCGGGTAAAGAATCAGTATCAATATCAGCAAGACCAGACTCAGTGTTGATATTGCGAACATCACCATTGTTAATCTCAGCCATCCTTTAATCCCCTTTTCCTTTACAGCCCATGAAGTCCATGAAAGCCATATTTTAGTCAGTATCTCCATATTCTTCATCCCATCTCTTTGTTAAGGCTTCAATTTCATCTATGCTCACACAGTCATTGAGTCCCGCACGAC